TGTCTGCACCAGAAGCCGTCTCGGCTACGTCGCTGTAGAAAGCAAACGCCGCTGATGTTTCGTCTGCCCCGGATGCGGTTTCATTTACATCCGCACTGGGGTTAAACAGGGCAAGGACTTGATCCAGACCGGAGGCAGTTTCTGCAACCTCCCGGTTGTACTCGGCCTGCGCGGCCACCGCATCTGTGCCAGTGGCGAATTCTGCAACTGCGCTGTTCAGCGTCTGTGCGCTTGCAACAGCATCAGAGCCAGTTGCCGTCTCGCTGATGACCCCGTAAATCTCGACCACCCCGGCAATTGCATCAGTGCCGGTGGCTGTCTCCGCTACAGCAGGCTGAATAGAGGCCGAAGAGGAGAGGGCGTCAGTTCCTGTCGCTGTCTCAGCAACATCACGCTCAAAGGCCGAGCCGCCCCATGCGACTTGACCCCAAGTGCCTGAACCCCATCCGCCTTCAGCCACAACTCATCCTCAACCGGCAAGGCTGAAGGTGTAGGTCACGTTCAGAATGTCGCCAGAAACCACCGAGCGGTCACCGGGGGCAGAGAAGTCAGCCGCCGAGAACAGCGTGCCGGTCGATCCACCCTTGGTGTTGTTGGAGGTCAGGAACGCACCGCCCACTGTGGTCGTGCCGTTGATGGTGAACACGGCCTTGCTTGCGGTGTTGGTAACCACAGAAGGATTGGCGTTCGTCGCAGCAGCAAGCGTGGCGGTCGGACGGTTGGCTTCGCTGTAGGCAGTCACTTCCGTCCAGCCAATGTGCGAAGACATGGTGTCTCCGGCAGCGGGGCTGTTGGTAGAACCCGAACCGTACAGGCCCAGATACCACGTGGTGATCTGAGCAGTCGAGGTCAGAGCCGTACCTGCCATGTACTGAAGACCGACGTTGACCACGAGGTTAGGCGTCTCTGCAACCCACTTGAGGTTGCCGTCTTTATCAAAACACTCAACGGTGTACTTGCCCGTTGCTTTCGCGCCATCAGACGATCCGGTGTTTGCAATCAGCCCACCGCCAACGATGTCAGTGGCCTTGGCCTTTTCGATGCTCATTTGATGCTCCTTAATTGGAAGACCGGATCAGCGCACTGTTGGCGTCGTTGACCGGCATGACGATGGTGAATGTGGCCGTCGAAGTCTTGTCTGACCCGAAGTCCAGCACGGCGATGGAACGGTTGGCTTTACTGGAGTTGTAGATCAGGGCACACCGCGCTGTAAACACGCCGGGGTTCCACTCCACATTGTCGAAGTCCACAAAGGCCGTGTACCCAGAACTGCTGATGGTCGTGCCGGTCAGCGTCTTGCCCCCCAACACATACCCAGTCCCAGTGATCTCTGCCGTCGTGGTGTAAACGGTGGTGTCTTCGTTCAGGTCTGCGTTGCCGTTGTACAAAGCAATCTTCAGGACATCCGTCGTCAGATCGTGGATGCCCTGGTACAACTCCTTCTTGAAGGAGGTGGTCTGCGTTTGAACGATTGGCATCAGCCCACCTTCACCCTAACCTGCCCGTTCCTGTAAGCGTCTTGACGGTTCTTGCCATCGCCCAGTTGCTTCAACAGGATCAGAGACTGAGCAAACTGCTGCTCGTACATGGCAACAACGTCCTGCTCTTCCTTCATGTACCGGGCGGCTTCGACCATCACGCCGTTGAACAGCACAGAGTCAAAGTTGTCGCCAAGCCAAGAGGTGTTTGCGGTAACAATCGAGACCGGGTAGTAGAAGTAGTGCAACTCTACCGACAGACTGGCGCTCGGGGTCGGACCAACAATGAACGTCAGTTCATTCGGATCATCTGACCGGGGACCGAAGATGGCGTAGTACCGAGGAGTACCGGTGCTCGTGGGCGTAGGGTATGCCTGCCGGATGAAATTCACATCCTTATCAAGCAGATACTCGTAGGAACCGTCCGCAAGGATCACTGCTAGAGAAAACACTGACAGGAAATCCGAGGGACACTGAAGGTACTTGTTGTTGGCCGTGAGCGTGCCGGTGACGTTCTTGCGAAGTGCAGGGAGTTGAACGGTGTTGTAGATTTTCTGCTCGGCCAACTCCGTCATCGTGGCGAAGTCGGTCGCCGAGAACGAGTTCTCGGTGTAATCCTCAACAGCAGTCTTCAACTCCGTGTAGTTCATAAGAACCTCAAGCCATCGGGCCGCGAGCCATCGTTCCCTTGGTGGCACAACCGTTACCACGGGTCTTGATACCCGAGGTCTTGGGGGCAGGGTTGTAGCCGTCGCGGGTGATGTTGCCCACAGACATGTTTACACGATTGGCAGCGGTCGGCTCTTTCTGAGTACCGTTGCCCAGAGCGACCTTGCCGCCCTTCATCGTGTGGGGCTCGGCATAGACGGAGGCATCCCCAACTTCCTTGCCCATCATCTTTTTGCTGAACTTAGCCATTTCAGCCACCCTTCTTGTAGGTGAACGAAGACTTCTTCTGGTTGGCAACCTTTGCCAGACCGCGACCAAGTTCGCGCATCTGCTGATTGGTCTTGCCACCCTTGGCGAGTTTCGTCAGGGGCTTACCAGGGTGCATGGCCTTCTCATGCTTGTGAACGGCTTTCTTTGCGTCCATGTTCGACTCCTTACGTCGTTTGGATGGTTACTGTACCAACAGATGTGATTGCCACCAAGTAGTTTGGCGTCAGTCCCGCATCATTTGCTCTTGCTCCGCCAACAGGGTTCCAACCCCATTGAATATCCCGTGAGCCACCAGTCGGAAACCCCTGTTCCGGGTTTGCGATGTTGATCTCCAAACTGTTCGTTCCGGCAGTCTTGTACGTCGAGTCTCTGCGGGGATTACGAACTGCCTGGGGATCGTCAACGGGGTACATGCCCAGTTGCAATTGCGGATGGTCGGGAGACCAGCACTCTGAACAAACCAGAAGGTTGTACCGCTTGGTTTTAACAACTTCTTCTTTGAGTTGCTTCAGTTTAAACTGTTGGCCGCATATATCGCACATGGCAATACTGCGTTTCCCGGATGCAAACCTATTCCCCATGATGCTCCCTCGCCGGTTTGGCTTCGGTCTTCATGCTTGCCCGGATGTTCTGAAGCACTTCGCGCATCTTCAGTCTGGCCTGCATGACATCTTCTGGGATAGGGTTTGAGCGGTTCCCGTACTTCCTGCCGTCTTCGCCTTTGGTTGGGTATGACACAGCAACATCCACCTGCTCCCGTTTAACGACGCAGTATGGCTGAATTGCCTTCAAGAATGCAATCGCATCATCGTTCTTGACGCTCCAACGGTACTGAACCGCCCACCTGCGGCCCGTTGGCGTCTTGTGCTCATTGGTCACAATCTTGCCGCCAAAACGATCTAGAAACAGTTCCAAGCAAGGCAGACTGGTTTGCGTGACCGTTGCATGGAGAACTGTCCTAAAGCCGTGTTTGCAGGCTTTTTGTTTGGACAACTCGACCAACACGCAGCCCTCTCCATCGAAGAAGCCTGCTGCCCACGCCAGGAAGATTCTGTCTTCCATTACGTGGTGGCTCCGCCAATGAATTGCTGACGCGGCACAAACCGGATTGCAGCCTTCTCCCGATCCTCGTCTGCCGCCAACTGCCACGCTTCCTCGTACTGAGACTTCAGGATGGGCAGGCGGTCATAAGCATCAGGAATCTTCATGCCCATGTAGTAGGACAAGCCTGCCACCATGCAGGGGATGAAGCGGAACGGCACATCTGCCACATCCACGCCCTGACCGGCATCCTGCGTCCGGCGCAGTCTCCAGTACACCAAGGTGTAGGTGGTCGAGTTGTCCGGCACCGGCCAGACCGTCACGCAAGGAACCTGCGCCCAGTACACCGTGGTGCCAGATGTATGGCTTGCCGCCGTCGTCCCTTGCTGACCACGGAAGCAGTTGTACAGCGTGTTGCCCGTGATGTAGCCGTAGACGATGATCTCGTCGTCAATCTTGATGAAACCCTGAGCCGGTAACCCTGCCGCCGTTGAGAGCGTGATGGTTGTGTCCGTAGAGTTGATCGTAGAAGACAGCGTTGCCCCAATTGGGGAGATCATGCCGTTGTTGCGCTGCACCAGAATCTGGATCGGGCGCGAGGTGGTCAACTTGTTTGGGATCGTAGCGTACGTGGAGATACTGATCCGCGTGATGTTTAAATCAGCCTGATTGCTGCTGCTGTTAGCCTGCGTCCGAATCTGGTGCTCAAGCAGGTCCACCGTGT